TGGTGGTCTTCTTACTATGACTCTAGTCTGTCTATAAGTATCTACGATTCCACTTGTAGAATATGTTGTTTCACCACTACTAATTAATAGACTTCCTGGAAGTGGAGTTGCATTTGTTGAGCTTGAAGTCAACTTAAAGGTCTTGGTGCCAGTTGTAAATCTAAGTGGTGGTAATGGTGATGCAAGAGGATCTCTGAAGAAGATTGCACCGCCAACATCACCAAAGGTATCAGAGATAACTCTGATATTTGATACTGATGCTTGAGCACCACTAGTTTCACCCAACAATACCATGCCAGTAGTGATATACCCATTGTATCTACCAACAACATCATCCGATAAAGATTGAGTATCGATATTCAATACCGTAGATGATGCTGAATAAGAAGTTGGAAGAGTTACTGATTTGTTGTATGGGTTGAGTGAGAATGTTGTTGTTGGATTATTATAATCTCCAGTTTTGTGATTTGGTTGTACAACTCTTGCACTGAAAAGATTTTGTGATCCAATATAACCCTTGACGGTTTCTCCAGCTTCAAACACACCAGAAGTCATTGTGATTTCAATGAGTTTTGGAATGATGTCAATTCCACTAGTGCCATCAAAGAATGGATAGTATCTTGTAAGTGGTTTTAATCCACCAGCAATGAATGTGACATTTCTTGAGCGAATATGTGTATCTGGTGCGCTAGAAATCTTAATAGTCTCAATATAAGACCCATTAAAATCACCAGTGATTGTTCTTTCGCCACCATTAACATAAATGTTTCTGACCCAGTTATCGGAAGCTGGTGATAGTTGAATTCTTCCAATAAATTCAATCATATTAAATGGATTTACATTTTCAACCCTAGATGCTAGTGGTTGCTCAATCCAATTCTTTTCAGAATACTTGAGAGTGATTAAATCTCCAGTTTTTTGGACATTTGAATCAAGAAGACTTAAATCGGATGAAAAATCTGCAGTATCTGTATTGATTGATGGAGTTAATGCTATTTCTGGTTTTAGTGAATAAAAATCAATAGGTGTCAGTAGTTGACCATTATTAGTGTCAATGTTTACGCTTGATAAATTTTTATCTAATCTTTGTACATCTCTGAAATCATCTACAAAGAATCCTGACTTAAATCTATCAAATCCATCAATATCTCTAACCTGTAAAGTTTTTGTGTCAATTTCTAAGAGTGAAAGTGATGTAAGAGTTTCTAAATTAGTAACTCTATCATCAATCTTTCCAATATCTCTCATAGTATATCTTCTATTATCTACAAGAGTAATCTTGGCATCATCTGGATTATAAAGATATGCTGGATATTGGATTATAGCGATATCCATCGCCTCTTCTACATTAACTGGCTCCTTTGGATTGAGTGAAGAAACACCCTTAATAACACTAAAGTTGCCCAGTTTATCTAATACAACTCTATCAATTCTTGGAAGATAGAAATCATAACCAATCAAAGAACTTTCTGATGGAGAAACAACTAGGGTTGGATTAATCCCTGATGTTTGGAAATTTCTACTAGAGAAAGCAAATGGTGAAGATGTAGTTGAAGTAAATCTTGCAACTCTTGGTCTAAAATCGAGAGTATCTGAAGATCTTGATCCATTCGGCAAATATGGAATGTCCTCAGCAAATCTCTCTTCATCATAAGAGTTTACAGTATAGACATCGCCAGTATCATTAGTTGGAATTGAATAATAGTCAAATATTGCCATCAATTTATGTGATGGAATATATGAATTATTTTTTCTAACTAATCTAGAATAGTCATAGTAGTGCTCTCTTTGCCCTTTATCTAAGTAGAAATTATCTGTAATATCCTGATAAGCACCTTCATTGACAACTTGTACCGTTGTTGTAATATTAGACTCTTGGAAATCTACTACTTCCCCAACAGAGAATCTATTTGAATTTAAGTGTACAACTTCTACTTTTGTTGCTGATGAGCGAGTTACAATTTGAGCAATAGCTCCATTGTCTCTACCAACAATCCTTTCACCAAGAATGGAATTGCTGTTTAATCCAAGACCAGATGGAAACTCTAAAGAATCTAAAACTGGATTACTGGAATCATATGATTCGTAAACGGCAATTACCTTTACTACATCTGGTAAATTCAAAGATAACTCTTTATCTTCAACTCTAGTTCCATAGAATCTGCTGGTTGTTAATCCACTAATACTTGTGGATACACCAGAAACAGTTTTAGATATGGTTACCTTTTCACTTCTTACATAATCTTTTTTCTTATTTCTAATATTGTTTTTCTTAACAGTAGTATTAACAGTAACTCCTGATGCGCTTGGAGTCAATCCTTTAAAAGTGATTTGACCTCCTCCAGAAGACAAAGTAAACTGGTCTGAGGTTAAGTCTTCAATAATTCCATTTGAGTAGATTATACTATATCTTTCAGAATCATAAGCTTCAAAGAAAGCACTAGTAATTCCTACTGATGAGATGGGAACTGTCATAGTTCCACTAGCATCTGTAGATTCGCCAGTTATCTGCTTAACTACAATTAGATTTGAGTCTGATAGATTTACAGATGCTACATTATCAGAGGAAATTTTGGAGTATAACCCACCATTTTCTCTAACTAAAGGATTTCCTAAAGAGAAAGAAACAGTCTCTGTAGAAGCTGGTAATCCACCATCACAGACGCCATATACATCTGAAATTGCTACAACGGTCATCGAAGACCCATCTGCAGAAACCGCAGAAACTCTATTGTATGTTTCTGTTGTCACTCCAGATATTTGATATCTAAGAATAGAATCGGTTTTAATACCTGCAAAATATTTTCCTGGAGATGTTACCGTTCCCCCGCTAGTAATACTGATAGTATCATTGATACCAAAATTCTTTGGCAGAGTTTTTTGTAAGACGGTATCAGCAACAAAGTCTGCAGTTAAACCTGCAAATGCTGAAGTATTCTGCCATATCGATTTTACATCCTGAATTCCATATGCTACAGATGATTTGACAGACCTAGAAATTTCAGTAGTCTCATTAATGAAAAGTTGCTCACCATCAATAAAGGTTCCAGATGTTTGTGTAAGAGTTATCTCTGCTCCTGAGGCAGCAGTTACGACATAACCAGATGCTCCACTGCTTACACCTCTAATGAATGATGTTGCTGGACATTGTGAAGAGTTTAGAGATTGATTTAATGTTAACTTTGTATATGTCTGCACATCAAACAGATACAAATCCCACTCAGTCGAATCATCAGTGTATGAAGCATCAGTTAGACTAAAGGAATATATTCTAGCTTCTCCAATTTCAACACCTGTGCCACTGGAAGAAGATGCTCTTCTTTGACTATACAGGTATACAGTATTTGAGTTGTTATTAACACCAATGAAAGGAGTGCCAACAACATTATTGATTCTCATCAAAGTTCCAAACTCAAATGGAACTAAGGACTGGGAAATAGTTTTCTTATCTCTAGGTTTTTCTACATCGACAACAGTAGTTGCTACCGTTTCTACATCATATCCTCTAACATATGCTTTTCCTGCTGATACCTTAACTGCCAGCAAGTCATCTGATGGAGTATTTCCATTGTCTGTTTTCTGTGATGATGTGTAAACACCTTCATTGGACAGACCATTATTCAATGACTCTTTAACTTCAACATTAAATCTGCCAACAGAATAATCACCAGACTCTTCGTAAGTTCTCTTAGCAAAATAATCTTTAATTATACTATACTCAGATTTATTCTGCAGTTTTTTAATTTCACCATTTTCAATTCTCAATAACTCTATAAAAGTTTTATCATCATAATCACCCAAACTCTTTTTGGATAATATTGTTGAGATTTTTAATCTATCTGCACCTGGAGCAGAATAGTTTGTAAATCCTTTTGCATTATCAAATAAAGATGAATCATCTTTTGCAGTTATTAATTCTTCCGATACTGTCAGTCCAACTCTATATGAAGGGCTTGAAGTATAAGGGTCTAAAATTATCTTGTCTGATGCAACATCTACAAATGTGCCTCTAATAAAATAAACACCTGCTCCAATAGAAACTGCAGTTCCTCTTGCACATGCATCTTGTGCTACCAGAGTTGCAACAGTGTCTCCTTCACTTACTGGAGTATTTCCATATGTAAAAGCATCATCCGTAATTAATACTTCCCCATCGGTAAAGTATGCTACATCATTATCTGTACCTGATGATAAGTATTTTACGAAAAGTGTTAAATCTGTGATTCCGTCAACATCAGAAACTGGCAAATATTTGTCTACTACTGCAACAATATCTGAGGTTTCACCTCTTAATCTTTTACCAACTAAACTTGAAGCATATGCCTCAACATCAATTCCAAGATGCTCTTGATTTATTCTAACAGAATAATATTCAGAATCATATGCTATATTTCCTGGGATCACCATTGATCCCTCTTTGAAGATATGACTTCCGAATGACTCTACTTGATTTTGTAGAATTGATTGTAAAGTCGTTAATTCCCTAGCTTGAATAGGAAATCCTGGTTTAAATAAGACCCTATAAAAATTGTCATACTTATCAAAGTCATCATAATAAGGGCTTATATTGAGGTTCGTTTTCTGTGGCATTTTTTAAAATTCCAGGATAATTTTAACGTCTTCTTTTTGTCTAGAATTTCTTGAAATCACGGGGCGGTTATCAAGATAAATTATATCCCCTGACCCTTTATTTATCTCAGATGAGGAAAGTCCGTTTGTAAATTGAGAACCAAGACTAATAACTTTGGATCCACTTGGATTTGTAGTAATACCTGTAAAATTGGTATTAACTGACCCTGAAAATCCTCCAGTTGTTGTTACAGCATTTCCACTCGATTCGAAATCTAATACTTTGGATAATGTTGAAATTCCAACATAATCTGTAGTATCAAAAGTAGTCTGATTTAAGAATAAAGACCTATCTTGGAAATACTTTAATACTTTTGTTTCAGTATCATATGAAGAAACAAATCCTTTTGCAACGCCATTAGTAACTGTTTGATTTACTCTATCTCCAATAGATACAGTCCCTGTTACTGAAGAGAATAATATTGATCCCAATGAAGAGAATTGATTCTCAGTGAATAATGATGTAGATCCAATAGAAGTTGGATTTTTAACAATTCCAATTTGACCAAAACTAGTGTCTATTGGAAAATCTCTAGTGGAGTCATCAAATCTTGCATAGACGAGAACTTTGTCTGCACCCAATTCTCTATAGATGTCATATCCATGTCCCTTTGAAGGTGGGATGATTGGGATTAACTTCGCTTTAGTTGAAGAACTTGCATTAATAGACCCTAAATCTACCACACCATAGGAGTATCCTTTACCACCAGAAGAAATAGTAGTATTGGTTATGTTTCCGGAGCTATTTACTTCAACAACAACTTTTGCACCACTACCATCACCAATAATGTTTAATTCATGCGATCCCTGCGAATAACCAGCACCACGATTATCAATGTAAACTTTCTTTATCTGATTCTCATTTACATCAGAATTTGCATTGGACCTGACTGCAGATATTTGTGTATTTGTTGATGACTGCCAATTATTTGGTAAAGAAATATACTCAGTAGAATCAAATTTAATGATGTCACTTGGGGAAATAGTGAAAAGATATTTCCAAATATACCCATCACCACTAACACCTGCTTTAGATGGTTCTAAATCAGTGAAAGTTGGCTCATCTAATGATGCGTTTCCTGTTGTATTAATACCAGAAGATCCATTGTCAATACAAATATAAACCTTATATTCACTATTAACTACATAATAATTCGCATCATAAAGTCTTGATGACTTTGTAATGGGTGATAAATTAGTCAGACTATAATCATGACGATACATCTCATATTTTGTGCCTCTAGCCCAAGTATTTTTCTTCGCCAGTCTTCTAACATTGGTAGAGGTTACCCTCTTACCATACATCATACTGTCTCCAACAAAGTTTGAGTAATTAAAATTATCAGTTGGTGTTGGAGTGTCAGTATCCCAATCAGAGTCTCTGCCAAACCCAGATGCAGTTGGATTTGATAATCCTACAAAAACATAATAAGAATTAGAATCATTACTGACAGAATTTACAAAATTTTCCGCATTTAATATTCTAAACTGATCTGTTACAATTGCCGCCATCTTAATAGCTTTTTTCTATATTTATAACTATCCCAGATCTTTTCTCAAACTTCCAGTATCTCTTAATCCATATCCCCTTCTTTGTATTGTTGGGAATGTGGTCAATCCAGAGTCAACTGTCAGTCCAGTAACACCAATTGAAATCGGAGAAGATGCTCTAGTAAATCCAGAAAGTCTACCCCAAGAGAATCTTCCAACAGGGTTTGCCGTAGATCCAGTGGTTGATAATCCAGTAGTGTTAGTACCAGAGTCAACATTTACAATTATGTTTGCATTGGATCCTCCAGGAGTATTCAATGTATGAATAGTGTAAATATTATTTGCAAAACTTGTGCCAATACCAACCACAGCACTATCACTTGTATCAATAGATGTCACACCTGATCCAACAGTTGTATCAAAGATATAGATTGGATATCCAGTGGAAAGACCTGTAAAGGAAGTAGAATTCAAGAAGAATTGAATTGCTAATGGATTTCCTGAAGTTCCAGTGGTTGTTGAAATGCCAGTTATAATACCTGAGAATCCTTGTACCGTATCAATTTCGATAATGTTTTCATAGGATACATTAGATGTTGGAGCAAGAACTATTGGTGGATTTGATGTAGTATATCCAAATCCTGGATTGGTAATTGATACTGCAGTAATGATACCAGAAGTAATTGATGCAGTTGCGGTTGCAGTTGTGCCAACACCAACTCCAATAGACTTAGGAGCAGCAATGGATAATGTTACAGAGGACCCAGTATATCCAGACCCACCATCACCAATTGACAGTGAACTAATTGTGCCAGCAGCAGAAACTACTGCTGTTATTGCAGCTGCTACTGGATCATTTCCAGTAACAATGAGAGCGTTAACATCACTGATTACAATAGAAGACTCATTTTCTTCATAGTTGAAGAATTGTGCATCATCAACGAAGATTTCAGTATCAGATGTGGAAAGATCTCCAATGATTCTCGCTGTTGGATAAATCTGAGCTTCAATAGAATCTCTGGACTTGTAAATTGTTTCTCCCCCAATGTTGAAGTCAACTTTCTGCTTTGTCCAATCAAATGGTTTATAATTTGTTTCATCAATACCGAGACCTGTATAGATGTCAGTCTCTAAAGTATCAGAAGCAACAATATTGCTAATGTATCTTAAATCTTGAGCAACAGTATTATCAATATTAACATTCTTTTGAATCTGAATAGAATCACCTGGTTTTATGGTTTCATTTACTTGTACTGTTAAACTATCAGTATTACGAGTTCCTCTATAGAAGAAGATATCAACATTATCGCCTATCTGAGGAGGAGTTGTGAATGAGAATGTTGTGCCTCCTTCGAAAGTATAACTTACTCCTGGTTCCTGAATTACTCCATTAATGAATATCAACAACACATAATTCATATCAATCTGAGAGGATATGTCATCATCTGTATCAATTTCAAAACTCAGAAGATTTCCATTGTAATATAATGGGAATCTAACTCTAGACCCATTAATTAAGGTGTCAATTGGGTCAATGAAGTCTAATTCACCAAATTGCCAACTAGAGAATGAATCTGAGAATGTATCAAGAACTGTTATCTCAAACTGCTCTACGGCAGAAGGAACGTTTCTATCAGTTACAAGACCGACTGGAGTAAAGACATCCCCAACTCTAAATCCATATCCAGGTCTAGAAATCTTAAATGATGATACTTCAAATAGAGTAGATCCGATTCCAGTTCTACTACTTGCTGATACATCCAGTGATACTAATAATCCAGTTCCAGTATCTGTAGTTGCTCCAAGACCTACTCTAGATACTCCAACAACTTCTAAATCTTCATATGATGGTTCTGATACAAATATTGCAGGACTACTATATCCAGTGCCGCCAGATCCAACATTAAATGTTAATGTGCCTCCAGCTCCAACGGATGCAGTGATAGAAGCAACATCTCCAACATGTCCACTTTCATATACGGAAATTCCAATTGAAACTATTCCATTATATCCAGATCCAACAATATCCGTGCTACCCAAACCAACAGATACAATTGATCCTCCAGCACCTACAACTGCAGTTACGGATGCTCCAACAAGAGGTGCGTATCCTAAACCAGGAGTAGAACCTAAGGAAACAATAATTCCCCCTCTTGGCAACTGATTTTGATTTACATCATAGTCAGAAATTAAGATTCCTCCAGAAGTAGTAATTCCAGTGAATATTACACTTGATACTCCAACATTCTCAGAGAAACTATAGTTATTTCCAACATTGTTTTCAGTAGTTGGTGTTTGGAAAATATTATTAATGAATAATACCCCACTTCCCGTTTCAATTCCAGTTGTGTTTGCACCACCAACGGTTAATGTATATGTTTGACCAATACCTGTAAATGATTTTGAAATATTGTCATAAATTTGGTTAGTCGAATAATCCTGTCTAAGATAAACTCTACCACCGAAGGATGATCTTGGGGTTGGAATGTTACTTGCATCTACAGCATCTGTGCTATTTCCTCTAGGAGGCTCAGTGAAGAATATCTTACTTCCAACAATATTGAAAGATCCAATGTAAACTCTAGCAGTTGCTCCATCATTATGAGTTGTTGCAGAAGACCCAACAAATCCTCTATTAGACTTGATTAAGTTGAATGATCCAGTTCCAGTGATTGGTCCAACTGAGGTTGTGCCAAGTCCTACTGAATCAACCTTTACATACTCATCATCAATTCTAAGAAGGTCTCCAGGTAAAATAGAAGATATACCAGAAATCGAGAAATATGTTGCTGCTGCACCAATAGATCCACCATTATCCGTGAGAGTGTAATTTAGGGAAGTGAAAGCAATTGGACTTTGGACGACACCATCAATTGTGACGATGGATTTTTCCATCTTCTTATTCATCTCAAGTTTGTGTGCATTTCCACTTCCAGCGGAACTAAATGTTACTGCTACACCAGAATTTGCATTAGACTCACTGGTTGCTAATTTAAATTCATCATTGTTAACCCTAATTGCATAAACTTCATTAGGAAGACTGCTAGCACCAGAGACTTGAATATCACTTGCAGAACTACCTGTGAAGGAAGATGCTGAAGAGTAGAGCAGTTTTTCTCCAGTATTGAAGTAGTGATCCTTAATTTTGAATACACCAGTAGAAGCATTTAATACATCTGTGTCTGATGGATTGAATGTCTTCTCAAAGATTGGATTACCTTCGTGCTTCATATCAAAATCTAAACGATTAACTCTATTTCCATTTCTTCCATTGTATGCTGAAATATCAAGAGTTTCTGTAATACTTCCATAAGTCAATACTTCAGGAATGTTTATCAGATCACTTTCAGTTTGAATGACTTCACTATAAGTTTGTATGAGTAATGTATCAGTGATAGATGCATCAGGATAGAATTTGACCAGCAGGTTTGACCCAGATATTTCAGCTCCGAAAGTTCCAATTCCAGTTACGCTATTGTTTGACAGGAATGGATATTGAGTTACATAAGAATCAGTGCCATCATTTACAACCAATATCTGGTGTAAGGAGGATGTATTTCCATATCCAACTCTTGCTATAGATTTGACTGATGTGACATCACTAGAAGATAATGTAAATATTGTTGAAACGCCAGAAGAAGAAATAAAGTTTGTTTGCAGTCTTGCAGTTTTCTCTGATCCGTCTGGTTGCCCAGAACTCTTAAATCTATATGTGCCAATTCCAGACGCTGTGGTTCCAAATCCAACAACTTTAGATTTTACAAATACACTATCAGATTCGGTATTTTCATATTTCAGGGAAATAATTCCAGAAGAGATACTTGCAGTGAAAGTGCCAATGTAACCATCAGATATTTCAGATGAAGAATCATTATCAAAGAAGTATTCTGAGAAATTAGTATCAGTGCCATTATGGTCAATATACATCTCCACATAATTAATCTGATTAGTGGTGGTATTCTTAACTTCGGCGTTGACAAACAGAGATTTGATATTGCTTGTCGAGGCATTGAATATTGTTGAAGTTGTTGCTGAAGCAACAGAAACATTTGATCCTGTAAGATTTACAAATCCAACAGTCTGTGTCCCAATACCAGCAATGTTGCTTGAGAAATTATTCTTGAGAATCTTAATATCATAATCTGAATTATATTTTTCAGTTGGGATGAATCTCAATGAAAGATTATTATCGACATCAGAAATAAATCCAGTTAACTCACCAATTTCTGTATTACGGTTGTAGACGGATCCTTTTTCAACAGTAATGATATCACCAGATACTGATGGTAATGTAATTATTTCTGTAGTCTGCCTTTCACTACTATTTGGATTGACAATCTGAACTAAGAATCTATTATATCCAGAGTTGATATCATAATCATCAACATCTGCATACAATTCAGTATCACCTTGACCACTGGAGAATAAAGATTTAATATCATCAATAGATATTACTCTGTTACTCAAACACTTGATGTAACTTGATAACTTCTTATTTTGCAGTTTTACAAACTTAGATTTTGTTTGAGATAAGGTGTCAATGTCTAATGCAAAGTCGTAAGAATTGATAGTATCAACTCTCTTTTCACCAATAATATCAATTAATGCAATACTGGATGAAAGATTAGTTTTTCCTATAGAAACCAAAGACTCACTTAATACCTCTGTGTCTGCAAAATTTTTGAGACCACTAGTATGAAGTAATCTATTAACGGGATTGATTAAATCTGTATATTCTATTGGACTACTGACGCTATAAGACAGATTTTGATAGTAATCATTGTCAGCAATAACCTGATAGTCTTCATTCAGTTTCCCAATATCATTAGACCAACCAATGTCCTTCTTCAGAGAATAGTTAACTCTAAAGAATGCTCTATTATTAGTAATAGATTCGATAGTTGCAATAGTGCCAGAATCTTTTCCAAGAATAACTTCAGCATCGCTTAATTCATAACTTCCATAAACCTTTACACTATCACTTAGATTTTCTGTTACGATTAAATCTCTTTCAACATAAATTGATCCATCCAAAGTTAAGAGTTTTTCGCCAACAATGAATGTTAAAGTTTCTTGAGCTACTGAGAATACTGGGTAGTTTGATTTCTTAATTATAGATGCGTATCCACCTTGTTCAGTAACAGCAATACCTGCATTTGTAGTATAGTCGGATATGTCAACTACAACTTGTGCTGGGTTTGAATTTGTGTATCCAATAACTGGGAAGAAATTGTATTGATGATTTTCGGAATTGAAACCTTCACCGTCACTACCAAACTTAACAATATTTTCTAAGAATACTCTTTCACCAACAGTAAATGCATCTGTGGAAAATCCAGCTATTGGAGTTCTTAAAATGCAAGTGATAATTCCTGAAGTTGAAGATACACAACTCTTAATACCAATTCCGTTGCTGTTGTTAACGGCAAAAACTTTATTTACAGAATCTGATAATCCTCTTGGCGTTTCTATAATATCAACTTTAGAAATTGAAGATCCTGTAAGTTTTGCGTCTAGTATTCCGTTAGAATATGTTTGATATGTTATTGGATTTACAATTATCAAATCTGGGGCAGAAGTATAATTCGATCCTCCAGAGACTATGCTAACCCCAGTAATAGTATTTCTATTAACTAGATTTACAATAGGTGAAACAAAAGCTTCTGGACTCAGTGTTTTATCTGCAGAAAAATCAAATCCTTGATCTTCAATAGTAATCTCTTTGATTCTTCCAATATTTGTTGACTGTGGAATTATATCAACACCTCTACCAGTTGTAGATGCAATGCTTACAAACTTTGGAAGCTCCTTATAATTTGTCCCCTTTGAAGTGATTCTCATCGAATCAACTCCACCTCTAGCAGTTAAAGAAGTTGTTGTGTATTTTAAAATATCAGTATTGGTTTGAGTGTAATTTAAGGATTCTGGTTTTGAATCAAGAGAGATTTTGAATGTATTTGTTCCCAAACCAGAAACTGAATAGTTACCATTATAGACACTATTTTTAAACAGTATCTCAGAATTATTTTTAACATCAGTATCAGATGTGCTGATATAACCAGATTTCTCTAGTGAATAATACAGTTTGGTTGGTAAATTTTCGCTATAGTCTAATGTTACTGTAGCATTAGTGGAAACTCCTACTGTCCCCACCCCACTTACACTGAATGTAGTGGTAGATCCTGTTGAGACTAATTCATTATAGAAGTTTCTATCTTCAAATATTTTAAAATTATATCCACTCAGAGAAGAATGCGATACATCAAATACTAAATTATTATTTCTAACTGTTGGGATTTGTGGATTGATTAATGAAAGTTCTTGTTGAGAACCTCCAGAAGAAGCAATGCTAACCAGTGTTGGTGGAGCACTATTAACATCAATCAGCGTTTCTCCCAATTGAATGAGATTATCATTTATTCTGTAGACATAATATGATCCAGTGGAAAGTCCGCTAGCAGATTCTCCAGTAGCACTATAGAAAACTTTATCTCCAGTTTTTAATCCATGATTACCAAGACTCAATCTATCATTATTAACTTGGACTGAAGAAGATGTAAATCCAATTGGATTGATTAAAAGTTTATTGTTTGTTGAATTATATTTGACAACAACAGGATCTGTAGTATTAATTCCTGCAGACTGACTTGGATTTACTGTAAGTGTTATAGTATCGTTAGCAGTTAATAAATGAGATTCTGATACTGTTAATGTGGATACGATTTTTTCAACTTTTGCTGTTACCTGAGTATAATTCGACTCTAATGCATATTGATAATCGGTATCATCACCATTAGCAGTGAAAGATCTAAAATACAATCCACCAGTATTTGTAGTCAATCCAACTTGAGTTGTTAACCCAATGTAATCCTTAGACTTATTAATTACATAAAGTGTCTGTGAATTTCCTGATGGAATATTAAAAGTGCCACTAGTTTCTGTATTTGATGCAGAAACACTGTTAGAACCAGATACCTTTGAGAATACTACTGGTTGAGAGGTCTTGAATGGATGGTTTGGTAAATATATGCTTTGAATTGGTACTGATACATTCTTAGTAAGGTCACCAATGGTATAACTCTTAGATACTGAAGTACCAGTTGTTGTGCCTATCGCAATGGATTCTGACGCATTGAAATAAACCTTATCATTCAATCTAGAATTAAAATATGGTGTCTTGACCGAAGCAGTCAATTTTCCAGTTAATACTGCCGCTTCCGTTGATGCTGTGTGAGCAGTACCAGTTACCCCTCTTAAAGCTCTAACAACTTTATTTTCTGGGAATATATTGATAACAGAGAGTCTCTCAGTTCCAATCGCAACAGTAGATCCTATAGAAAGAGATACTGGTATTTTTGAAACATATATGTCAGTTACCACTCCAGAAGTTGCGTTAGTGGGAACTTGTTTAATAAGATATGTTTTTTCTGTTGTAACTCCAACCAAATGTGATTTTGTAAGACCTGAGATGAATGTTGATAAACCAGATACAACAACACTATCTCCATCTACAATCGTATTAATTTTATCAATATGGAAAGATACGGTATTTGAATCTTCCCAAATAATTTTTGCATCCGTATAAGTGTCTATTGATGTTGCAAGGTCTGTAATTGATTTTCCAACTATACTCTTAACATCAGCACTCAATCCACCTCCAAATGTATCGGTATTATCAAATGATGCAATGTCTCCAACCGCATAACCACTTCCAGGCAAGTTTACATATAAATTATCAACACTGCCTTTTGTTATGGAATCAATATTAGCACTTTGAACTAAAACTTCATTTGACTCATAAATGAAGTCATTGTCAGCATATCTATCACCAACTTTGTATGGGAAAGTATTCCTAATCAACTCTGAGTTATTAAAGTCAAAGTCTTGGTCTACTGTCTGTAAAACTGGAAGAGATCTATATGTGTTTCCTATGAAGTATGGGAATACTGACTTATATGTTGATGATGAAATAGATGCAAAGTATGCATAGATTCCATTTGGAAATTCTGGTGTTTTACAGAATCTTCCATTGTATTGGTCAAGGTCTCCCGAGTTTGTATACTTATAGTCTTCAACAAAGAAACCAGAAGAGAAACTAGATGGTCTATCTGTGATGTCTGATGTTGACAGAGAATAACCAGAACTTAATATTTTGATTGCTGAGTCGGAGTCTGTCGAATCGGAATATCCATAGCATCCATAGATTGGATTTCCATCATAAGCCCAACCAATGATTGGAGAATGTCCTGATCCCGTATCATAAAGTTGGTTACCAATAGATGTAGTATATCCAACTAAACCGTATTCAATTCCTTGCAGATTAACTGGATTAATTGATAAAATTTCATCACCATATTTTACCTGATTATTAACCGTCAAAGACCTTACAGAAGCTTCTGCAAAAGCACCTTTACCCATTGGGATTGCAGTTACAATCGTATTGGAATCATATCCAACTCCAGGATTTATGATAACTACCTCAGTTATCTTACCTGCAGATACAACCGCTCTTAACTTAGCACCAATTCCAATACCAGATACTGTCAGTAATGGTGCTGAAGTATACTCACTTCCGGCATTGGTTACCTGCACACTTACAATTTTTCCGCCAGAAACAATTGGTTTTATTTCAGCATCCTTTCCAGTCTTGATAGTTAGTGATGGTCTCTTGTGGAAATTAAGTACTTCCGACCCATATCCAGTTCCATTCTCATAAAGGTATAAGTTTGTGATTTCTCCAACAACAATAGGAGTTGCTGTTATAATTCCTGATGGTCCATCATATTCTGCACTAATATTCAATTGAATGTCTTCATAACTAAAATTATGATATCCAGATCCTACTGACAAGAGATTTACATAATTTCCTCTCTCATAGTTTGTCTTGATGGTTGCTCCGACACCAGCATTCGCAAGTCTGAATTTATCATCATTTTGCTTTATAATGTAGTAACTAACTGATGTGGAAAGACCAGAAATTGCAGTTCCTGTGGTGGTATAATTTACAATATCGCCATCAGAGAATCCATGATTTTCAAATGTAATATTATCTTCAGAAATAGATACATTTGACGGTTTAACTATGAGTTTCTTATTCTCATATCCACTTCCTGGATTGATAACCTTAATAGACCTTAAAGTATTTCTTCCTTCGAAAGTTCTGAATTTGTGAATTCCTTGCGTATTTGATGTAGTAAATCCAACAGTATTGATTCCACTACTGTAGTCAGATTGGGATTCGTAAAGTTTAATGGTTGTGCCATTAACAACTTGTGCATAATAAACTGAGCCACTACTTAATGTAGTTCCTAAATCTGCATTACTTCCACCAAAAGATCCTACACCAACTGCACTATTTCCATTTCTGTTGTAAATAATTGCATCTCCACTGGAGAGATTATGTGAAGTTGTAAATGTGAGTGTATCTGCTGTAATATCAATTCCACCACCACTAGTAGAAACTCTTGAATCAAACTCAATTTCACGATATCTTTTTTCCAAAACTGGTTGTAAAATAGCTCCAGTTCCATTTCCTCCTGTGAGAGTAACTGAAGTAATTCTCTTAATATCAAAATCTTGCTTATCTACGATAACTTCTTGTAAATGACCCTTAAGAGCAGGTCTTACCAAAGCAGTAGTTCCACTGCTTGGTGCTGATATTGTTATCTCAGGTGGATTGATAACATCATATCCACTTCCTCCATTGTATAAAGAAATGGAATCCAATGGACCATAATAGATTTTGTCTTCTGATTTATAGTTAATTAATTCAACACCATTAACAAGGATTCCAGTAGAACCTGGAATTGTTTGTGTGTCATTTCCAACTTTTATGTTTCCATGATTTGGAAACTTTTTAAGTATTTTTTGTGGACTGATTACTCCATCCTTTTGAGATGATAATGTAAAATTATGTGCTCCACTTGCTGTAGCAAAAGTAAATTCAATTGGATTATCACTAACAATCAGTGATCTTGACAGATATAATTTTATTTGGTTTGTTGATGTTAAAACTTTTACATAATAATACCCTTCAGATAATCCAGATAATGCAGTTCCTTCTGGCTTATAATAGACTTCATCTCCAGTTATAAATGGGACACTGGAAGTGAAAGAAATAATAGAATACTTCTCAGTCTCACTATTATATCCTTTTATATTTGCTGAAGAAGCTGCTGAGATAGTTGCCTTCTTAATCGTTTTTGTTATATCGTAAGATGGCAGTGAATTTGACGCAACATAAAAATATTCATCATTCTCATTATAGAGACTCTGAATATTTGATGTTAGGGTATTATTTCCATAAATGATTGGTGTACCAGAACTTGTTGCAGTCTCCAGTTTTCTTCTAATGGAGTAATCTAAAGTAGAGTCAGCAGTAAATCCTACCAGATTATTCAGTGTAATCTGATTACCAGATACTGATGCTACAACAGCGTTGGAATGAGCAACATTTTCTGTAGATCCTAATAAAATATCTACAACATCACCTACTCTAAGACTAGACTTGTCTACTTCAGATTTCAATACAAAATTAGATCCACTAATACTATCAACTTGATATCTGGAACTTGTATTATAAATCCAAGAATTTGCAAAGAGTTGCTTATAAGTTTTATCTAACTCTGGGTTTGCAATTTTTTCACCAACATTTTTTACATATACCTTCTGCCCTTCTGTCGAAAGTTTGATATCACTAATTGTTTCAAACTTGGACAAAACTCCAGTTAAACGAATTTCAACTTTCTTTGTAATATCTCCATCTTCATATCCATAGAATACTTCATCAGTCGTGATATCATCTTTGGTTGAAATGGCACTATCAACACCACTACAACCTAAAAATTCATTTACTGTTTTAGATGTGTAGGTAATTGTATTATTACCAGAAATCAGTGTGCCAGCAGCAGGGAAACCAATTGTAGAATCAACTATGATGGTCGATGCCCCAGCAGAAACTGGATTAATGACTTTTGTTTTTGGTTGAATTTCGAAAGTGCCTTCGATTAAATCTCTATCATCATATCCAATAAAAAGACCAATCTTGAAGTATGTGCTTATTCCAGATCTTGTAAAAATCTCTACTTCAGACACAGATGCTTGAGTTGCTGAATCTGAAGATTTTTTAATTGTTTGTCCTACTAATTTATTTGGATCGCCAGAAACTCTTTCAGCTACTACAATTTCTCTTCTTACATATTGTGCAGAAGAGGGTTTTACTAAACGATCTTCTAAATCATATACCTTTGGAGTTACTCCATAAAGTACTCTGAAGAGAATCTTGAAAGATTCTTCTGTGCCTTTTGATTCATAAAGAGATCTTGCCTCTTTGATGAAGTTGTTTACATCCAAATTGGATACAAAGTCAACATCTTCAAGACCAGGAGTAAAGGTATACTTGAGTTTCTTGTAGAATTCTTTCAGAAACTCAGAGCTCAGATTCTTTACAGTAGCGCCAGATGTGTGTGCTGCCTGCTCAGTTTCTTTGAAAACTAATTCTTCTGGATTTAATTCTGAACGATAAGAAGTAATTCCACTAAATCCTCTTACACAACCAGTAAAAGTATTTGTGGTGATACCAGTGTAGGTAAAAATTTCATCATCAATCTGGAAAAGACCATACTGAGCAGGGAATCCTTTGGTAGAACCTACCTGTACAGTGTCTACGGACGAAGAAATATTAGAAGACAGAGTGGTAGTGCCACTGATAACCTCTGGAGTGAGATTATCAATCTTCAGATATTGGTCTAAGTTATTAGCAAGGTCTGCTGGAGCACCTTGATATTCCTGAGATATGTAATATTGCTTTAGAAAATCTACTGCCTTAGGACTTTCGGAACGTAAAAACTCTGGTAATTGGTTCTCAATAATTTGCTGAACTTTTACCCTCGTCTCAAATCCAGTTTTTATCATCTTATACCCTCTTTAGTTCTCCGTTTAAGTAGCTAGAAGTCGTCTTATATCCGACACCGGATATCTGTTCGCCAGAAGTAATAGTATCCTTAATCATATTTATCTTGCTATCGGCAACTGAGAAGCTAAGATAAAGGTCCTTGAGACCAATGACATCATTAGACTCTGGGTATGCCTGAATCTCAATAATATTATTTTCTTTCACTGTAGATGTAATATTCAAGGTGTTGAGATTAATCTCACCTGTTGTGTAATTAACAGTACCTGCAGACTTAACTTCAATAATATTTTTTCCAGCAGAAGTAGATTCTTTCACAATTGATATGACACCAGTGCCATTTGTTCCTGGCGTATCTGTTAGATAGAAAGTTCCAGTTCTTCCTGCCAAAGTAAATCCAGTGCTCTTGATATTAAATCCTTCTGGACTGTAATGGAAAGTATTACCAAAGCATAACTCATACTGAGCAGACTGATTAATCAGTGCTTTGAGGTTTCTTCTAATGATAACTCTAGTAATATTGGATGTGATAGCATTATCTGCATTATCAATCGTTTGACACAACTTACTATACTTAAATCTGCCGCCAAACTTATTGATATTTGATGTGCTGAAAGTATTCAGAATGCTTGTAATGGATGTTTTAAGACTGTTTACATTTGTGACCTGAGAGGGATTGTAGTAAACAGCAGAGTCAATCTCAACATAAAGAACCTTAAGGTCAATAATCTGTTGATTGATACCAGATAATGAATAATTCTTCAGTTTACTGAGAATCGTTTGCTTGTCAAAATCAGAAACATAATCACCATTCTTTGGTTTGATGCTGATGATTACATTACCATATTGTGGTGGGTCTAATTCTTCACCACCGACAACAGCAACTGATTCTGTGTTGGGATAGATGGATTGAATAATCGCTTCGTAATCGCGTGCTGTAACCGCCCTGTACTGTGATGAATAGATTCTTGGGGCAAAGTATTTGATTGAGTCAATACTCTCAATGTCGCCGCCGTTAGATGCCCTAGAAACGGTAGTAACCGTAACCGTATTTGTAGGAACTACAACATTATTCAGAGAGTCTACAACTCTTCCAGAGAATGCAAAACTAGAAGCACCATTACCATCCTTACCATCAGTAATGATATAGGATACAGTAACAACAGCACCATTCTCTAGTTTCTTACCAAAGTATCCATCTCCAAAGAGAATCTCATACTTTTCGTCTTGTACTTCTTGCAGTAAGAAGATTTCTGATGTTGAATCAATATTTAAAATATTATTGACTAACGAATATTCCCTACCTTCTCCAGTATCTGCTATACCTTTGACTTTAACGACAATGGTAGAAGAGTCAATAAAGGAATTATTCAGAATAAATCTCTGATCCAGAGATCCATCAACTGTAAATACATTCTTGACATAAGTTCCTTGTAAGACATCGATACCAGTAAAGGATGCTGTGCCAGAATTTACTGTTGTTGTGATGTCTTCGGGAATTGAAAAGATATAACTTGTCTCATTCGTCTGTCCTACGCACACCAGACCCGCCTGTAAGGTCAATGTAGGAGTGTCACTACTGGTTGTGACCGAGAAACTTACATTTGCCTTAGCGGCGCTTCTAGAGCGAGGCACATAACCGATGTTTCTTGCCAATGATACGACATTTTCCCTCAATGTTGCCGAATCCAAGAAGGATTCATTGACAATCATGTTGGAATTGAATGCCGTAATGTAGGTATTATAGGCAAGAGTGTCAATTAGAACAGAAAAATTGGACCCTTCGAAGTCAAAATCCGTAAAATTGGAATTTGCACGAAGATAATCCTTAATTTGTGCTCTTATTTGGTCAAAATCTAGGTTTGTAAACTTAGTAAAAGGCATATTACCTTGTCGCCTCTAGGATGAATGTAAAATCTTGAGTCGGAAAGTCTTGACCGATGATATCAAAGATGATATTACACTCAAAAGTGTTGTCATCAGGCTGTGGATTCACCTGAACTTCTACATTTGTCACTCTTGGCTCAAAATTCTCAATCGTTGTGAGAATTTGTTGCTGAATTACGGTCGCCGTGCCGTAATCAACGAAGTCAAAGAGACTTGATCTCACATCTGACCCCAAGAGAGGTTGAAAAAACCTCTCTGTAGGGATAGTTTCGACTAAATTTCTTACAGAACGACGTATTGCATTCTCATTTTTCAAAATCGGAAGGTCTTTTGTCACCGGATGGGGGTCAAAAGACAGACTAATGTCCTTAAATGCTCTTGATATCCGCGTGACTGCCATTGGTCAGAGAGTTTTCTTGGGATTATTTATACTTACGACCAAGGATTTCCGTATGTTGGCTCTGTTCCATACTGCCAATCATCATAATCATCATCATTTCTGATTTTTTCATGAAGTTGTGACTGTTTCTTTAGGTCATGAGTCTTCTCATAGTCCATAATTTCTTGAAGAAATTCCTTCTTCTCTTCATAAACATTGATTCTTTCCATCGAACCATAGTCTGAGACGAGACGATTCGTGCCCCACATCTCTCTCATGTAGTCTGAGTTTCTATCGACAGGTGAATTTCCCATTTTAGCTCCTGTTTTATACAAAACAGAACTTTTAGAGGGGTTGCTATCCCTTACCGCTATTTATTTTCATAAAAAAGAGGGGTGTCCCCCTCCTGATATCAACCTTTACCTTGACCGCGATACTTCTTTTTCGCTTTATTGCGAGAAGTAGCGGCATACTTCGTATTCATACCAGCTCCCTGACGAGTTTTCTTAGGAGCACCCTCCACATAACCGCCACCTTTACGCATAGCCATAATCAATTCTCCTTAATGATTTCAGTGTATAAGTCTTCAGGACTTGGTGAACCTGTCTCATAAAACTCTTGGGACAGGTCCTCCATAATATCGAAATATTCGTCCTGTGTCAAGTCTGAGTAAATCTTACTACCCTTACAGTAAACATTGTAAGATTCGTTAGACATCATCAGATAATCCTTGTCTTTTCGTGACCAACTCTAATACGAGGATCACACCAGATTTCAAAACCTGCTGAGATTGCATCCAAACAGAAACTTACATCTTCTCCACACATATCTTGAACCTCTCCAGATTCAAAGACTTGCATCTTAGGTGCAAACCATGGATACTTCATCTCAGAATGCTCAAAGACACCCTTCTTGATAATCAACCATCCAAATCCAACATAATCAACAGTGAATGGTTTCTTACGACGAGACATCGTTTCTAATGTCTCATGATTCATTACTCCACCATTGTTTCGGAAATCATCCTCTTCCATCCAATGTGCAACAGAAGTCGTCTGCCCGTCTTCCGTACAATACCAACCACTTGAGATATCCTTATCTAACAAAATAAGTTGATAAAACTTCTCAGTATTAAAAACAATATCACTATCAATCCACAGTTGATAATCATAATTCAGTTTGCCGTCCCAAGGTACTTGGTCAGGTCCTCTGAGTACATTCGCACCTAGACACTTACAACGTGCAAAATTCACCATTGATGAATAGTCTTGGGAAATCTGAATGCTTCCCCCTGCTTGCACAATGTCAAAACACAATTGCACGAAATTTTTGAGAAATGTATATGACACCCCACGTCCAGGTAAACAGAATACGATCGACTTGCCACGAATCATCTCCCGTGCCTTGTCGTAATCCCACTCAGGTGCTTCGTTCCCCTGTGGTGTCGGTGCCTTTGCTTTTACAGTAAATCCTTTAGCCATAAGAAAGTAACGTTACTTCAGTATCATACAGTAATTTATACGCGAAGTCAATCCTTATTCTTTGACTTCAGTAACAACAATGCAGTCTCCCTCAACTTCCATATTCACTACAGTGCCCTCATACCACCCAAAGTCATTCAATATCCACTCAGGAATCGTTACATAATACTCCCCCGTTATTGGATCGACCTCTACAGTCGTAAAATTTTTGTCCGGATTTTTTTGCATTGAAGGTTTTTGTGTTTCCATTTTAGTTTTATATAGAGCTGTCGAGTGTAACACTTTATAGCTTAGAGGGACCCGTGACTTTATGAACCGCCTAACGCCCGCTAAGTATAAAGAATTAACGCGCCGCTAACTGTCAATTAACGCACACACAGTAAGCATAAAGAAAGGGGGCAACACTGCCCCCTCTCACTAACACTCAACCCAGAAGAACTTCAGTGGGGAGAGGAATGAATTGCAGGAACTTTTGAGCGGGTTTGATGATACCCATTTGAGAGAGAATACAATCCTCTTCACCCACAATCAGTTGCAGTTGAGAGAAAGAATCCTTACGCCCAGAAGATGCTGCCCACACGTTAGATTCGGTGAGGTTAGTATCAATCAAAACCATGCCGAAAGTATCAATCTGGTTAGCGTTGAAGGTGTACTTAATGCTCCACACGAGGTTAGTTTTAGCACCACCAAAGTGGGAGGTTTTGTTACCCGTAGCAAACGAAGATTTAGAAGCGCCACCCATTAACTTAAACTCAACAGGTTGCCCTTCGATGATGTAATCGTAACCAGCAACTTCTTCACGCTTGCCGTTGATACCCAACTCTTTAATACCTGCCTCAATGATCTCATTCACGATGTATTGGAAGATCTTCGTGAAATCAGCAGTTTCCATACCGCTATCTTTAATCTGCTGCAGAGTCTTACCATACAGGCGGAACTCCTCAGCAACGTAGCGGTTGGTTTCCTTGATAACGAAAGCGGTGAGGGTTTCCAGAGTAGCGGTGAGGGTCATCTGAGTTTGGGGAGTGTGGAAGGTCCGTTGCCCTCCGTTGGAATTAATATACAGGAACCAGGAGGGCACCTACCGGACCGTGTGCCACTAAGGCAGGTGGCACACTCAATAGCGGCAGGCGAGGTCGCTGTGCTCTACGTTCGACTTCAGGCGGTCCAGAGCAGCGGCACGACGATCCGCCTTTGCCTGAGCGGCGAAGCGCTTAGCGTTGGCGTCCTTGTCTCCGACCCACTGGCGACCCAACCCGACGACAGGGGTGATAGTGAAGGCGCGACCGCTGCCAGCGGATCCATTAACGGGGCAGGTGCCCTTAAGGGCACCGTCTCCCTTGCTGATCTGACCTTTGGTTTGACGGGCGTTAGGGCGAAGCATGGAGTGAAGTGCGTTGTGAGAGTATTGTAGCAGATCGGGGGTGACCCCTTAGAGGTCCGCCAGCATCTCATCCAGGGCAGCGGTGTCGATCGTGCCATCCATCCAGCGGGCA